AAATATCAAAAAGAGATTTATATTGAAATGCAAAAGAAAACTCGCAGTATTCTTGAGGAATTGGATACTATCTACAATGAGCGTTACAGTGTTCAACGGGAACGCAAGTACATTGTTGAAAGTAGAGCCGATAATGTTATATCAAGTGCTATTCGATTAATTGAACAAATAGAAGAAATGTATGACGCTGATCAGGCAGAAAATCTTCAAAGAAAACTGTTAAATGCAATTCGCACAAAAGACCCTCGCAAGTTTTTTAGATCGGTGAGACGCACAGATGAGACATGATCAAATTTTAAACGAAGTAGGTTTCTTAGACTACATTCGCGCACTACAACAAAGTGATCCCAGCGGAACAGGCTCACTCAGTAAAATGCCAATAACTCAACGTGCCGCTCAAATTGAAAAAGATCGCAATATGCAAGCTCTTGCAGATCAACTGTATACCACATTTGCACAACAGGTAGGACAGTATACACAGGCAAAAGTAGCCGCCGGTGAGTCGGGCGAAATAGAAGCAAACGAATATACAAGGGTATTAAACAACTTTGTTCAGCAAATAATTGGTTTTAACATCAACGACGTCGATGTTGACAACGTTGAGGCCGGCAGGATAAAAGCAGTTATGTCGACTATTGTTTCAAACAGAAATCGACCAAACACAGTAAAAGCATATTTTAAAAGTTTAATGTCCACAATGATCGCTGCCAAGGCACTTGGTAAGCCGCCCACAATAAAACAAAAACAAAAACAAAAAGCCGCAAAACAAGCGGCGCAAGGCACACAAGCACAAGCACAACAAGAACCATTACAATCCGATCCAGCGTCAGTGCAGAAGGCAATTGCCGACGGACTAGGTATAACACCTCAACAGCAAAAACAAATGGCCAATTTTATTAGGCAAGTAGGTCCACGAGAGTTTCTTGCGGCCTTGGGCATTAATGTATGATTGTGAATGAAGGCGGCAATGAATTCAAAGACGCTGAGGGTAAGCCTGTTACCCAACGTATCAATCAAACAGATGTAAAACCCACGGTAGACTGGCTAGAACAACTAACTGGACTTGAATTGCTTAACAACATGCTAGGAAGTACGGGCAAGACACCTACGTCAGGTGATTTGGATCTAGCAGTAGATGCAAACAAAATAGACAAAGGTCAGTTTAGAGCAAAACTGGAACAGTGGGCAACCAGCCACGGACTAGATCCAAAAGAATGGGTTTCTGCTACTGGAATTAATATTCATCTTAAAACACCTATTGCTGGACGTCCTGATAATGGCTATGTACAAACAGACTTTATGTTTTTACAAAAGCCTGACTTTCAGAAATGGTACCTGACACAGGATGACGACAGCAAGTTCAAAGGTGTGACACGAGCTATACTGTTAGCAAGCATTGCAAAAAGCATGGGTTACAAGATCAATCAAAACGTTGGATTGGTTAACAGAGCTACCAACGAGCTGGTCACTGACAATCCAGACGAAGTTGCAAAACTGTTTATACCGGGTGCCACAGACAGAACACCATTGGGCAGTGTTGAAAAAATATTAGCCGCTCTTAAAAAAGATCCTAAACGAGATGCTAAGTTAGCAGACTTCCGTGACTATGCCGCAAAGCAAGGCATCACTCTTGAAGAAACGGTTGACACAGAGGATCCAAATAGTGTACACTGGTTAGCTAGACTGAGAGACAGAGTTGTCAATCAGGGTTACCAAGTTATCGTCGAAAGCGACATACTGGAGGAAGGTGTGCGCATAGAACATCCAGAAGACCTAGTGTTTGATCGTGGTAGTGCAGGTATTGATACTGCTATACAAGGACTTGAGCGTACAGCACAACAGCCCACAACAGCAACAGTAAAGTGGGACGGCAAGCCAGCAATTATATTTGGACGCAACCCCAAAGGTGAATTTGTACTCACGGACAAAGGCGGATTCCTAAAAGCAGGCGGTGTTGGACTGGCAACCAGTCCCAAGCAAATGGCTGATGTACTGGCACAACGTAAAGGTGGCGGTAGAGAAGAACTAGCACAACTGTATGCTGATCTTTGGCCTGTGCTAGAAAAGGCGACACCCAAGAATCTCAAAGGATACCTACAAGCAGACCTGCTGTTCCATCCACAAAAGCCTTATGCAGAGCAGGACGGCAAACTCGTATTTGAACCAAACACTGTGAAGTACAGTGTGGATGCAAACAGTGATCTTGGCAAGCGTATTGCCGGTAGCACGTTTGGTCTTGTTATTCACAGCAAGTTAGATGCACCAGGTGCTGACGTCGAACCCGTAAGTGGTGCAACAGTTTCTGATATACCTGATTTGTTTGTTGCTGATCAAAACATCAAAGACAGTGTGGCTGGCGTACAACTTGACGAGAAGAATATTTCACAACTCAAGCAGTTAAAAAGCAAGTATGGTTCACAAATTGATGCACTGTTCAACCCTAGTGAGTTGCGCAACAGACGCATCAGCAATTTCCCTAAACTGTTCAAGCAATATATTAACACCAAAGTTCGTGCTGGAAATTACGATAACATGATCAAGGGCTTTGTTGATTGGGTTAGCGAAAAAGTGCCCACACAAGCACCACGCATGATTGAGTGGATGAAAGAAAACAGCCAAGGAACAGCGGCACTGGTAAACACCTTCCTACTGCTCAGTGCTGTTAAGAATGATATGATACGCCAATTAGATCAAAACGCACACGAGATTGAAGCAAGCATTGACGACGAGCCTGGGCACGAAGGCTATGTAGGACAGGATCTCAAGTTTGTGGATAGAATGCGTTTCAGCCAAGCAAACTTTGCTAAAAACAATCCGGAACTTTAATGAAATTTTTACAAGAACTTGACGAAAGCAGATTGTATCGTAGATTAAGCCAAACAAATGGTAAGTCAGTCGAAGCTCTTGTTGAAAAATTATTTGAACATCTACTTGTGTTACAGGTTCTAGCAAATGTAGATCCAAAGGCAGCCGCAAACTACAGCGAACAAATTTTACGTCATAGAGATTTTGCAGGCTTTCGCACTAGTATGCCTGACTTGTATAACTTAATTGTGCTTACACATCACGCTGATCGCTTTCCGGATCTCACTAAGAAAACTGATACAGTAATTTCAATACCAGATCTAATCTTGCGTAGGAATCTTGGCTACATTGCGCAAAAGAGATTCAACAATGACGATTTTAGTCGCATGATGATCATTCTGCAGAATCGTTTTACAGACTTTATTCCCGATCAACTTAAAACTCTTAGACGTCAAATCAGTAGATGGAAGTTTCTAAGTGCATCTGACAAACAAACCGTGCTCAAACGTCTAAGATTCAACATGCGTGAAGTAGGCATACAGAGCGATTTCTTTGAAAAGCTAAACACTATTATCCGTTAGGTACCATCCGATATTTGCATTTTGGTATAAATAAAAGTAAGGACAACAAGTCCTACTATATTAGGAGATATTAAAAATGGCAAGTTTTACTCGCTCAAACGGTGATGCACAACAAGTTATGCATATGGATACTGGTAACGGACATCCAAGTGGAGCTCTAACAGCAGACGCTCTTGTTAACTCAGCAGGTCCAGCTCTTGACTTTTTCGCTCTAGTAGTTGAAAATGGTTCAAACCAAGCAATTGACCTTCAGAACGAACTAGACGCAGGTGAAGCTGTTGAAGCTATCCTTCGTGAAATTCAACAGACTGCTACAGTTGCAGTTTACCAAGTTGAAGACGATACTACTGGACAAATCAGCCTAGCTGTTTATCCACAGGGTGCTTACACAAATACTACACTTACTCAGGCTATTACTGGTCTTGGTTCAAGTGTTGGTTCAAACAGCGTTGACGTATCTGGTTCACAGGCTACAGACGAAGGCTTCAAACTAGCACTATCATAAGTTTTAATAACTTATACCGTAAAAACCCTAGTTTTCTTAACTGGGGTTTTTTTATGGATTAAATAAGGTCATGTTAGAAATCAATGAATTCAGCGTCCCTTTTTATGGCTTTGAATGGGAAGATGCTGACAAACACAAAGACCGACTGAAAGAAATTTGCCATCTACTTGAGCAGAACAACAGCACCAGTGGAGTTGCTCCGGGTGCAAAACATGGGCTGTATGAGAGTGCTTTTAACTTTCTTAATCTTGAAGATTCCAGTGTAACAGCCCTGGCTAATTTTGTAAACCAAAGTATATGGAAAAGTGCCAGCAAGGCCAATGAAGGCAAGTGGGACGCAGGTATGCAACTTGCTGTAAAAGTCCACGAAAGTTGGTGCCACATTTGCCGTCCTGGTGCTCATCATGACAAGCACATACATGGTAACAGCAGTTGGAGTTGCATCTACTATATTGATGTAGGCGACAGCGACAACGAAACCAAAAACGGTCTTACAAGATTTTACAATGCTTTGAACAGCAGTTACTTTGACATGGGCACAATGTGGATGACTGCAAAAAGCAGTATTGACATCAACAATAAGGATGGCTTGTTATTGGTATTTCCCAGTTTCATATACCACAGCCAACTTCCATACACCAGCGAAGAAGGCAAAAACCGTTATGTGGTAGCGGCAAACAGCAAAATTGTAGAGGTAAAAAATGATTGAGATTGATGTAGCAGATAATTGGCTAAGTGCAGAGCAAGCCGAGGAAGTGTTTGTAAAAACAAGATATGCAAAAGGTTGGCACTTTGGACAGCGTAGTGTTAGCAGTGGGCTTGGCTTTTGGATGCTGGACCTCGACGATGATCCGTTGTTCACCGACACACTATTAAAACAAATTGAATCTGATACCGGCAAAAAGTTTGAACTCAGCAGGGTGTATGCCAATGGACAAACCACAGGACTCTGTGGTAGTTTACATCAGGACGTAGTTGATGCTCCAGAAGGCAAATACTTTACTGTACTTTACTACGCAAACAAAATTTGGAATCCAGTTTGGGGCGGAAATACTGTGTGGTTTGACAAAGACGGATTGGAAATACGTCAACAATACCCAACGCCGAACACAGCAGTGATGTTTGATAGCACGATACTACATGCTGGTATGGAACCAAGCCGTCATTGCACAGAACTTCGTGTAACAGTAGCATGGAAACTTAAGGTTGCCGACGCCTAAATACATATATGAATCACCAGACGGCGGCAAAACAGTTTACCGTCGTTTGTTTGATGCAAAACAGAGACATCTTATGAGCAGTGGTGTAGAAGTAATAACACAATTTGATATAACACCAACTGGTGTAAAAAGTTATCGACGTAACAGTGAACTAAGCGACGCAGATTGGAACTATCAACGCAACCAACAACGCAACTTTGAAACCATATTGCAGTGTATTAGTTTACGTTGCCAACCAATGAACATTACACCTGTTACAACATTTTACATTGAGGATCAAAAGGTATGGTGTTTTCAATTTGAAACCGAACAGGAAGCAATATTTTGGAAGGACAACGATCCAGTGGGCATACTCAAAAGCGATTGCGAAGGTGTACCAATGATTGTAGGGCTTAACGAAACCTACAAAGACGGCTTCTTTCACCCATATCTCATCACTGAGGGTATAAGTGCTAACATATCCTTCGGCGTTGTGTAAAATAAATACATCATTGGAAGGAATAACATGGTTGAAACCACAGCAATAGAAAAGAAGAGCCTCGAAAGCCACGTTGAGCTGTGTGCCGAACGTTACAAGTTTATGGAAGCAAAACTTGAAACGCTGGACGAAAAGATCACCAAAATTGAAGAAGTAGTAGACGAAGTGCATAACTGCGTACACAAATTAACCACAAGACGCAATGATCAAGTTATGCAATGGGGCGGCGGAATAATACTCACACTGGTAGGAGTAATAGGATGGCTTCTCGCAAACTACGTTCTATAAAAAACAAAAAGAAAGCCGCAGACGCACTTGCAAGGCTAGCACAAAAACATCTCATTGACAATCCCAATGCTATCATCGATGCTGGCAACAGTATCAGTGTATTTGGCGAATACACCATTGTAAAGCATTCTGAAGAATGCGTTGTTTATAAGAATAAGGTAGAACAGGTTGTACTAAACAACACAAAGAACGCACTCAGTTGGTGCATCTTTGACAAGTATAAAATACACAATCTCAAGCACAGCATTATCGAATGTGATAAACAACTTGGCTACAAACAAATGGAAATTGTTCATTTTGTTAATTGCATTAAAGGATCAACAGATAGTTTTCAAAAAGGCGTTTTATTTGACCGACTCTACAACAGCAAAAGTCAAGCAGTGCTAATCAAGAAACAATTGGATAAATGTGTTAATTTGGCTAAATACTGGCAACAAAAGGGATTCAATAATGAAACTTCAAGACTTGGAATCAAGTAGTTTACAAAAATCACAGAAAGTTTTGGAAAGCTATTTTGAAAAGAAAATTGATGTAAGCACCCTTACCCAAGAGCAAGCACTGGCGATGCTTAAAAAGGTAAAGGGAGTAGTAGAAGAAGCACGTTCTACAAAAGGTTTGCACACAAGCGAAAAAAATCCATCTTACTTACGAGCTATTTTTCTAGAACAAGCTCTTGAGTCTTGGCTTCACGGCAGTAAGCCAACAGTAAACACGGTACCTGTAATGGAAGCAGAAGTTCAACAAGCACAGGTTGTGCTTGCGGCTCAGGACATGGTTGATCGTGTGCAGGGAATGATTGAAGATATTACGGAAATGGAATACAAAGATCTGCCTGCCTTAGTTGAAAGTATTCGCAATGAGATTGGTACTAGTCAAGCACAGAGCTACCGTGAGCAAGCAACCACAAGTCTTGAAGGCTTAGTAGAAGCACTGCAAAATGCAAAATCACAACTTGAGTCAGCACAGGGTATCTTAACCGGGCAAGAGCCAGTTGTACCTGGTGAAGACGAAATGGACGTAGACATGTCTATGGATGTAGATGGCGACACTGCTGATGCTGAAATGGATGTTGATATGGATGCTGATGCGGACGATGACACACAATCAGATCTAGAGGCGAGCTTGGGTCGAGCTCGTAGATAAATGCGCCTTTGGGAATTCGCCGATGTTGAAGCACAAAAACTTTACGCTCTCAGCGAATTCCTGCTTGGCAGTGCCGACGATTCAAACACCCAAAAAACTGTAAGTATTCCAACCTTTCTCGGTCTGGCA